GAATGGATGATGTCAAATGTTATGCTTAGATTTGACCCTGCAGGAAATATTAAAATAGATAAAGCTAAAAGTACAGAGAAAGTTGATGGAGCGGTGGCAATGGTCATGGCCTATGCCCAAATAATGCAAGGCGATAGGCCAACGATATACGAGGGAAAGGAAAGGGAAAGTGGATTATTAATGTTATAAAATGTACCTAATTAAAATAAAAACTTTTTAATTATGGAGAATTTAATGAGAAAACACGAATATGCCCAACAGGTTAGACAGATTAATTCAACAAGCGGATACTTTCATAGATTTTATGAGCTATCTGGTGAATGTCGTACACATCAAGAAGCGTGGCAGAAATTAGAAATGGAGAGAGAGGATTTAGGTCTTGATGAAAAATATACGACATACAATAGTTTCCGTAAAGCAAAAAGCGTTTACATGGAGATTAAGTTTATTTAACTTGTTACCTAAAGTAAATTACTTCATACTAACTTGGTTTATATTTGCCGCATGGGGATAATTAATACCATGCGGTCTTTTTTTTCTAATACTCGTGCCAGTATAGAAAACCCAAGTACACCTATCAACGGTGATACTTTGGGCGCATTATTTCAATATGGATCAGCGGCTGGTGTTGCAGTCGATGAATATTCTATTATAGGACTTCCTGCCTTTTACCGTGCCACTCAAATACTTGGAGGCGTTATTGCCTCTTTGCCGTTTGATATTATTGAAAAAATGGATAACGGAGGAATAAGAATAGCAAAGGAGCATCCTAATTTAAAAGTTATTGCTCGTGAACCTAACGATTATTACACAGCTCATACATTTTATAAAACATTAGTATTACACTACCTTAGCCATGGTGTGTTTTATGCTTCTATTAATAGAAATAGCATTACTCAAAGAATCAATAGTTTTACAATTCTTGATCCTGTCCAGATAGCAAGTTATTACAATACAAGAGGTGAGTTAATGTTTAAAAGTAAAAAAACTAATAAAAAATTTAGTTGTGAAAATATGATTCACATTCCTAACTTAACATGGAATGGAATTGATAATTTTATAATGCCTGACTTACACAGAGATAACTACGGCTTGGCTTTAGCAAACCGAAACTATGGTGCTAACTTTTATAAGAATGGCGCACATTTAAACGGTGTGCTAAAACATCCTGGGAAGTTAACCAATGAGGCATACGATAGATTAAAATCTTCATTTAACCGTGCATTTGGTGGAAGTCAAAATGCTGGAGGTACTGCCATCTTGGAAGAAGGTATGGATTTCCAAAAAGTAGGTCTTAATCCGAATGATGCAGCTTTTAATGAAACTAAGAAGGCTACCATTGCGGACATTGCGCGCATGACTGGTGTGCCAGGTGTTTTGTTAGAAGACATGGATAAGGCAACATTTAGCAATATGGAGCAACTTAGCCAGATGTTTGTTAATTATACGATAATGCCTTTGTGCGAAACGATTGAGGCAGAATTTAATAGAAAGATATTTTTTGAGGCAGAAAAATATAATTATTGCACTCGTTTTAATCTTGATGGCTTACTTCGTGGTGATGTTGCAGCGAGATCATCTTATTATACAACTATGCGCAATGTGTTGGCTATGTCACCTAACGAAATAAGAATTAGGGAAAATATAAATCCTTACATTGGAGGAGATAGTTATGATTTGCCTTTAGCTTCTAACATTAAAATAGATACACCTGCAAATGGTGTGCAAGAATAATAATATGGAAAAGAGAAGTATAAATTACGAGTTTAGGGCAATGCCAGAATCTCGCACAATAGTAGGCACTGCCACAGTGTTTAACTCTTCCTATGATATGGGATGGTATGATGAAGAAATGACATCAGATGTTTTTGACGATGCAGATATGAATGATGTTGTGGCATTATTTAACCATGATGCAAACATGGTACTTGCCAGAACAAAGTCTGGTACGTTAAAATTAAAAGTTACTGGCAATGCTATGGAATATGAATTTGAGGCACCAAATACTACTTTAGGTAATGATCTTTTAGAGATGGTTAAACGTGGTGATATTTATCAGTCATCATTTGCTTTTAGTGTAGAAAAAGAAAGTTGGCATGAAATGGAAAGTATGAAACCAAAAAGAGTTATCAGAAAGATTAAAAAAGTATATGATGTTTCTCCAGTTACCTACCCAGCCAATCCTGACACAATGGTTGCAAAGCGCAGCTACGAGGAGGTGCAAGGTAAAGTGGAAGAAGATTTACAAAAAGTAATTGATGTTTCTGTAAAATCAGAAATTAACATACATTCAGAGTTACGCAGGAATGCCCTGCACTTAATAAATTTAAAAACAAAATAATGACTGCGAAAGAGTTAAGAGAAAAAAGGGCTTCCGATTACGCAATAATGGAAGACCTACAAAAAAGAGCATCTACCGAGAGTAGGCTTATGAATGAAGATGAAAGCAAGCAATGGGATGCTGCTGACCAATCATTTGCAAGCTACACCAATGAAATTGCTCGTTTGGAGAAATGGGAATCTATTAACCAAGAAAGTAGAGGCGCACAAGAGATTGAGCAATCAATAGCTATGCTTCCAACTAATCAAAGAGACATTGTAAAGTCTCCAGAGTATAACTCTGCGTTTATGAAAGCACTTTGCAAAAGATCTTTGTCAAGTAGTGAGCAAAGTATGCTTAAAGAGATGCGTGGAACGGCAACAATCACAACTTCAGAAAGCGGTTTAGCAGGTGGTTTTGTAATTCCTTACCAATTCTCTTATGAGTTGGAGAAGACTATGGCATATTTTGGGCCAATGCTTACAGTGTCAAGAATCATCACTACTCCGCAGGCAGGTACTTTGTACTATCCTAAAGTAAATGATACTGCTACTGCTGGAAACTGGCACACAGAAGGTGGAGCGGTTACTGTACAGGACATGACTTTTACAAGAGAGACTTTTGGAGCTCACGTTTTAAACACATTAGTAAGAGTGTCTGTCGAATGGGCAAATGACGAGTTTGGTCTTTTAAATACAGAATTGCCTGTTATGTTAGGTGAGCGTTTAGGCCGTGGCTTAAATACTGCATTTACAACTGGTGATGGTTCAGGTAAACCTACTGGATTTAGAGATAATGCTCCATCTGGTGTTGAATCTGCAAGTACTGGCGCATTTACTGCCGCTAACTTGGTTGAATTGGTTCACTCTGTTGATGTTGCTTACAGAAATAGTCCATCTGTTGCATTTATGATGCATGATAATATTTTATCTGCTGTTAGAAAGTTAAATTTTGATACTGCAAATAATCCTTTGTTTCAACCATCATTAAGAGAAGGAGCGCCAGATAAATTATTAGGTTACAATTATTTTGTAAACAATGATTTGCCATCGGTACAAGCAGCTGATGCAAAAATCATCTTCTTTGGCGATTGGTCAAAGTACGTTATACGTCAAGTTGCAAACAATGTCCTTGTTCCATTGCGTGAACGATTCATGGATGAAATGGAGATTGGATTCTTGATGTATGCACGTTATGATGGCAAGCTGCTTCAAACGGCTGCAATTAAGCACCTAAAGAATCTGTAAATAATATTGGAGAGTCTAATTTGGAGGAGTTGCAATATACTCCTCCTTCTTTAAAAAATGTACAATGGCTTGGAAAGTTACGACTGCACCTGTTAATGAGATTTGGACATTGTCTGAAGTAAAAAACTATTTGAAAGTTGATACTTCTGCTGATGATACTTTGATTACTACACTAATCCAAAGTGCCAGAGAAGTTGCAGAGCGTTATTTAAATCAAGCATTAATTACTCAAACAATTACTGAAAAGTTAGATAGGCTAAATTATCCAACTATTTACCTAAGTGTTTCTCCAGTTATTGCAGTGAGCTCTTTTCAGTACGCTGATAGCCAAAATACTACTCAAACATTTGCAGCGACAGAGTATATTGTTGATACTTTTTCTAAGCCTGCAAGGCTTAACATTGGATTTGGTAAAACATGGCCAACGTTGTATGGAAATATTAATGATGTTTCCATTATTTATACGGCTGGATACTCTTCCCAGTCATCCGGTGTACCTATGCAAATAAGACAAGCTATTTTAATGATGGTTGCTGATGCCTACGATAATAGAGAAGATTATATTAAGAAATTACCTACGGCTTCAGAATATTTATTAGATCAATATCGCGTACAAATATTGTAATGAGATACAACAAAAAAGAAGAGATTGGAAAATTACGGGAAAGAATAATAGTACAAAGTGTTACTAGAGAAGCCAGCACTACTGGTTTTGGAGTTGAAACATGGGCTAATTTTGTTGAAGTTTGGGCAGTTGTTGATTACAAAGGAATAAACAAAGAGGAAGTTGAGGGAGGTAAAATTACAGCATTAAGTCAAATAAGAGTGACCTGTCGAAATAGGACAGATATAAACGAGCAACAAAGAATAATTTGGATAAATAAATATTACCAAATAGAAAATGTTCAGATAAGTGCTGATAATATGTATTTGCATTTATTTTGTTCATTTGCTCAAAATTACGCGTAATGTCAATATCAAGAGGTAAATTAAACAGGCTTAGGGCTCTTGAAAATGAGACCCAAAAGAAAACAACTAAAGCAGGTAAACTCTTTAAAATGTATAATTTTGCTAAATCTGTTACTGAACTTGATGACATGATAAACAAGGTTACAAAGGAAAAAAGAAAAGAAATATCTGACGCAGCCGCACCAATAGCATTAAAGGTTTATAAATCATTTGTTCCTCGTTCAAATAAGCCTCATACTTTTTATTCTCGTGGAATGGATAGAGGTAGCGGCCCTAAATACTACATTGAACCGGGTAACCTTCAACGTTCTATTCAGAATATTTCAGATAGAAAGTCATGGAAGGCTATGTTAACTTCAATTGGTCCTTTGTATGGTGATGCTGGTGTAGGAGTTAAATTAAGTGGCGAAGATAAAACAGACGGCTTTTATGCTCACATGGTATTTGGTAGTACAAAAGCATGGATTAGCAAAGTTAGAAACAAAGCAGAAAAAGCAAGTCAAGCATCGGTGATAAATAAAATGTCATCTATGGCATTAAAGTACATGAAGGAATTTCCGCGTCAATTTTGGGAGTTATGATAGGAAAAGTAATATATGGAAGATTATCGACTGATGCGACTGTGACTGATATTTGCGGTTTATCAATTTACCCAGACATTGCACCTCAAAATGTGCAATATCCTTTTATTGTATATACTATAACAAATAGCACTCCAGTTGATTTTAAAGACGGGCAAAGTAATTTAGAAGAAATTAATTTACAAGTTGATATATACACAAATAACTACGACACTACGCAGACACTTGCAAATAATGTACGTAATAGATTAGACAGATTTGTAGGCACAGTAAATGGCATTGCTGTACAAACAATAAAATATATGAGCTCTGACACTCAGGTATATAATGCTGACTTAAATGTTTATTGGATGTCAGTTGATTTTATGGCAAAAATGAAAAGATAATATGAAACTAAGACTTTTAAAAGAATGGAACGGCAAGCCAATAGGCGCAACAGGTGTCTTTCTTTCCGACTATGGTGCGCAGCTTGTTGCCGATGGCATTGCCGAGCGTCTTGACGATGACTTTGTAGTTGAGCAAATGCCAGAGAAGAAAGTGCAAGAGGCACCTCAACCTATTTATATTCCTGTGCCAATGCCAATGGAGTATTTTGAGCATGAGAATGAATTGGAAAAAATTGATGTTAATATAGATTTGAAAAAAGCTAAAAAATAATATTATGGCAACAACTGGAATTATTAATGGTACGTTGATGCGCTTGTATAAAGATTCAACTGCAATCGGTTACGCGACATCCTGCCAAATGAACATCTCCGCAGCAATGCGTCAAATTCTTACAAAGGATTCAGCAGCTGGAGGATTTAGAGAATCAAGGAAAGGTGAGCTATCCGGCACACTGTCTACAGAGGCATTATATGCCGGGCCTGGTGATTCATCTACCAATTACTTGTTTGATGATCTCTTTACCGACTTAATATCGGGAACTATCTTAACGATTAAGTTTACTACCGATGTCGTAGGTGACAATGTTTTTTCAATGTCTGCTATTTGTACATCATTAGATTTAAACGCAGCGGTTGAAGATAATACAAGCTATTCAGCATCCTTTGAAATAACTGGTGCAATTACGAAGAGTACAAAAGCATAATTTTAAAATTACCTGACATGAAAACTATTAATATTGCCAATACGACTATTCCAATTAAGTTTGGAATGTTCGTGTTAGGTACATTTTTAAGGGAGAGGAAGCTTAAATTAAGTGACCTTTCCCTTTTAGGAGAAGACCTCCTCCTTGCCCTTGAACTTGCCTTTAGCGGTATTGAACATGGCTACAAGGCAAAGGGAGAAAAGTGCCCTTATAACTTACAGTCTTTTTGTGACTTGGTGGATACGGACATGGGAGGAATTGCGCGGATAATGGAAATGATTTCTAACGAGATTTCACCTCCGCAAGATGACACTGAAAAAAACGTAGTGGCGAAGGAGGAGAACTTACCCTTGAATACATCGAACGCTTTTGTTTCGGAGTATTAAGGTTCCTGCCTTCGCATTATCACGACATGAGTTTAAAAGAAGTTATTATAGCCATGCAAGGCTTTAATAATCATTTTGAAATGGAGCAGCAATTTGAGTGGGAACGTGCCAGATGGCAAACAACACTTTTATTAAATGTTCATACAGCTAAAGGAAAGTCTATTAAGCCTAAAGACCTTATAGAGTTTCCGTGGGAAAATCCAATAAAGAAAGAAACAAATAGAAGTTTATCAGAGGTTGACAAATTAATCTTCGATAAATGGGATAAAGAAGCATAAATGGCAATAGGTAAATTACTTTTAAAGCTAGGCATTGATACCACTAATCTTGATAAAGAGTTAGGGAAGGTAGAAAAGTCTATGACAAAGTTTGGACAAAATATGTCTAATCTTGGCTCTACCTTAACCCAGTCATTGACATTGCCTATTATTGGTGTTGGTGCTGCAGCTTTAAAATCATTTGCAGACATGGAAAAACTGCAGAATGGTTTAATTGCCATTATGGGTAGTAGTGCGGGAGCGGCTGTAGAATTAGAAAAGTTAAGAAAAGTTGCTGAAAACCCTGGACTTGCTTTACCCGAAGTAGTGAAGGCTTCCGCATCATTACAAAGTGTAGGAATGAGTGCCGATGCTGCAAGGGAAACCATAACACAGTTTGGCAATGCCGTTGCAAGGTCTGGTGGAGGTGCGGAACAGTTTAGCGGAGTTACATTAGCTCTTAGTCAAATAAGCGCAGTTGGTAAGGTTACACAAGAAGATCTTAATCAGATAAAAGAGAGGCTCCCAGAGTTTGCTCGAGTGATGAAAGAGGAATTTGGCACAGCTACTGCGGAAGGCATACGAGCAATAGGTGTAAGTAGTGAAGATTTTATAACGCGGTCTGTATCAGCTTTAAGCAAGTTAGATAGGGCACAAGGAGGATTAGGAAATACATTTGATAATTTAAAAGACAATGTATCTGCTTCATTGGCAGAATTTGGAAAGGTTATAAACGAATCATTAAATTTACAAGCCGTTGCGGAAAGTTTAAGTAAATATATTCAGGGTTTAGTTGATGGTTTTAAAGCACTTAATCCAGAGACACAAGGCTTTATTGTTAAGGCTGCTTTAGTTGCAGCATCTATTGGGCCCATTATATTTATAGTAGGAAAATTGATTAGCACTTATGGAGCATTAGCTGGATCTTCAAAACTAATAGTGCAAGGAATTGGTAGTATAAGCAAAGCTTTTACTTATTTAGCTGCTAATCCAATGATATTAGTTGTTACTGGTTTAATTGCTGCAATTGGTGCAATTGCCTTATATGTTTACGATAACTGGCAGGCATTTAGTGATAACTTTAAAAACATTTGGATAAATATAAAGAACTCTGTTATGCAAGGAGTTACTTTTGTTTTAGGTAAATTAGATAATTTACAAAAGGCATTAGGGTTAAATTTGTTTAATCTTGAAGGCATGACAAAATACCAAGAG